CTATGCGTGTAAATTTGTAGCAGGGGAACTTTTTGAATACGTTGCTTTAGGAGCCAGTCAGGTTGTTGGAGATAAGCAGGTTACACTTACAGTAGTTGCGGGCAAAGTTGTTGCCGAAGATGAACTTAAAGGTGGCTATATATCCATATTTAAAGCTGGATTGGGAGATTCAATAAATAGAGGTATCACTGGCAATACTGCTCTTGCTGCTCTTGGTGTTTCTATTACTATCTATCTTGATGAACCATTAGACCGTGCTGTTACTGTTACTGCAGACCATGCCGAAATTCTTCCTAATCCGTATCGTGCAGTAAAAGACCTTCAGGCGTCTGGTTGTCCAGATGCTTATGCTTCAGTTGCCGGACTTCCTAATGTACCGGCTACTAATGGACAATTTTGCTGGATTCAGACTTGGGGAATTCGTTGGATGTCTCCTACTGGAAACGCTACTGGTGGAGTTGCCGGAGAACGCTCGGTGTATTTTGATACTAATGGCGGTGTCAGCGAATTAACTTATACTACAAGTACACTATTAAATCGTCAACTTGCTGGATTCCTCGTTGATGCGACATCTGTAGGCGTTGATGGTTGCCCATTCGTTATGTTACAGATAAGTATGTAAATTGAAGGTTTGGGGCTGAACCAAAAGCCCCCAATATTTTTAACAAGGAAGGTTTAAATGAGCGACACCAGAAATGATTTACAACCTTTATATCGTGGAGATAGCAGGGAATATAATCTTACTTTTACTGATAGTAATGGCGGGGCAATTGATATTAGTGGGTGGAAAGTCTATTTTACTATGAAAAAAGATTATAAAGACGATGATACTAAAGCAGTCATTAAAAAAGATATAACTGTCCCTGGTGGCTCTGTTAGTGGTAAAACAGGATTTATATTATCGCCTACTGATACGGAAAATATAAAACCCGATAATTATTATTATGATATCCAGGTTAAAAGAGGAGTAGAAAGCATACTAACAGTTGTATCGGGAGTGATAAACATTAAAGCCGATGTAACAAGGAGAACTGATTAATGCCGGAAGATATCAACGTAACCATAACAGAACCAGAGATAATTAGTATACAGATTATAGAAGCTGAACCGATAAACATAATAATCGGTGAGGGGATTCCCTCTTTAGCTGACCTTGTTTTCGAGCCTCCAGAAGGGGCATATAGAATTGTTAAATTATATATTGAAGGTGGAAAAGTGAAAGTTGAATATGAAGTTATTTAAGAAAGGAAGGTGAATATAATGGCAATACAAAGTATGGTATTAGACCCGAATGCGGTAGCTTACACCAATGATGAAATTATAGGAAAGATAAATGCAGCCACAGATAATATTACTCGTGCAAGTTCAGTAGATGCAGCAGCAAGACCGATTGCAGCTTTAGAAGTAACCAATACAGAATTAGCAGCAGGTGTATCTAAAACAAATCTTGATGCTATGGATGATGTTGAAAGAGGTTATATCAAGACTGCCCCAACGGTAGGCGAGTTCCCAGTAATAAGCATTCAAAGAGGTACTGTAGCTTTAGGTGGTAAGTTAGACGCAGATTATGATGATGTGCCTATTGAGTAAAATTTACCATAGTTAGCTCTTATCTAAAAAATAGGGGCTGGCTATAGTAGAAGATTATTGAGAGGAGAAATTATGGCTTGGCTTGAAGGCTGGGACAAAAGAAGAATAAAATTTACCGTAGACAAAGATAAAATAGATACTGCTGATTTAACTTGGTTTCGTGTAGTAGTAACATTATCCCCCACTCACGGAGATTGTGTCTTTGACGAATTAACCTCTGACGATAACCGATTTAAGATTGCATTTACAAAAGCAGATGGCACTACAGAACTATACGCAGAAATTGAGAGATGGGATACTGCAAATCAAAAGGTTATAATTCACGTTTCTCGTGATGGTTGGGTAATATCAAATACAGAAAATACAGATTTCTATATGTATTATGATAAAGACCATGCAGATAATACAACTTATATAGGTGATATTAATATTGTAATAGATGTGGGAAGTGCTTGCACTGATAGGGCAACCAGACAAAATGGAGGTTATACTTTTATTGATTTGGCTAACCCCGCTGATTTTACTGGCAAGATTACCAATGTTGCTATCTATGTACAGACAGCTATGGCGTCAGCTAATGTAGCTACATTTTATAAGGTTGGAGATAATTATACTGCTCGTTCTGCAAGTGGGAATTTAGGTGCAATTGCAGTAGGTCTTCAAAATAAAACTGTTAATCTTGATGTAGTTGTGGGGGACTACATTGGGATATATTTTACGGATGCTAATGATTGGATTGAACTTTCTACCAGTGGTGGCAGTGGAATTGTGTATTTAGCAGGTGACCAGACTGCCTGTGTTGATACAACTTTTAGTTTACTTGCTAATTATGCTATGAGTTTATATGGAACAGGAATAACTATTGGATATAATGTTTGGGATACCAATAAAAAACTTGTAACTCACATGGTAGATAATACTGTTGTAGATATTGATGTAGGAAGTGCAGCAAGTAATAGAGATACTTATGGTTCTGCTGGTTATACCAGGGTAGACAAAAACAATCCTGCTAACTTTACGGGAAGGATAACCTCGGTTCAACTTTGGGCTGATACCAATATGAGTGGTGTTATAATAGCCACTTTTTCTGCAAGTGGAAATAACCTCACCGCACGTAGTAGTTATGCTATTGGAAATGTAACTGCTGGGTCTGTACAAACTTTTGCTGTTGACCTTAATGTAACAATAGGGGATTATTTAGGGTTCTACGCTTCAGAGGGAGCTTTAGACCTTTCTACAAGTGCAGATTTTGGTTTTTGGTATCATGAGGGGGATATGACTGCTACAGCAAGCCACGCTTTCACTTTTAACGCTACTTATTCTTATTATAGTCTTTATGCTATAGGAATCAGTGCGAAGGTTCTGGATAGTACTTCTAATAATAATCACGGCACGAAAAAAGGTGCAGGAGAACCTGCAAGTATAGCAGGTAAAGTAGGATTGGCACAAAATTTTGATGGAGCTGATGATTATATTTTATTCGGGTCTCCTGTTGCCCCTCTTGGGGCAAAAACCTACAGTGTATTAGTAAAAGAGGATACGGTTGCGGCAAGTGAATGTATTCTTGATAGTGGCGGTGCTGTGTCAGCACAGCGTGGAGATTGGATTGCTGAAGAGGCAAATGGAAGAATAACATGGTTACACGCAAAAGGAACATCGGGTACTTATAATTTTGCAGTCACAACAACTAAAACATTAGACGCTAATTGGCATCATCTTGTATTTACCTGGGACGGAACTACTACGGCAAATGCAGTGAAGATATATTGGGATGGAGAACTTGAAGCTCAAGGAACAGCACTTTCAACTGAAACTGTAGCACAGACAAATGCCCTGCGTATTGGAATGTATTATGTTGGTACCACTTACTACGGAGCTTTTGATGGCATAATAGATGAATCTCATATTTCAAGTGTTGTTCGCACTGCTGGCTGGGTAAAGGCAGAATATAATAGTTTATGGGATACTTTGCTTACTTATGGGAGTGAGGAAACAGAAGGTATACTTACAGGCTATTTTATGAGCAACGGAGAAAAAGAAGAATTATTTATTTATCTTATGAATTTAGTAGAAACATCCGGATATTATATGAATCCATTATAAAGGAGGGTTTAGATGGCAAGTTTTTGTGAAAGCAATGATGTTTTAATTAATCTTAATATGGCTGATAGGGAAGTACCTATTGCATTATTGGCTAAGGCTATTATTAAAGCCGATGCAGAAATAAGGGCGGTTTTCTCATCTGACTTATTGGCTGTCCTTGATGCTTTAGAGACTGCTCCAGATATTGTGAAATCTTTAGCTGAGGATATTGCCTCTTATTATGTTATGAGGGGATTATATTCGGGTAAGTCACCAAGTAATAATGAATGGATTGACCGATATAAAGAGGCGAAAGATACCCTTGAAAAGATTGCCGAAGGTACTTTCCAGATTGAAGGAATTGCTTGCGATGTAAATAGTATTCAGTCAAGCACTAAAGATTATAAAAGGACATTCGATGAGCGTGATGAAACAAATTGGAGCATCGATGCAAATAAATTAGGAGAATTAGATGATGACTGATGGAGCGTTGATAAGTTATGAGATAAAAGATGATGAAAAAGTGAGGGCTTTATTAAAAAAAGCCGGGGAAAAGGCCAATGACCTTAGAGTTCCATTAAAGCGATGTGGAATATTAATGGTAGGGTCTATTGATAAAAATTTTAGGGCGGAGGGTAGGCCTACAAAATGGGCTCCACTTTCACCGATGACTATTGCCATGCGAAGGAAAGAAGGAAGGGGAGCGAAGATATTACAAGATACCGGATTGGGTAAAGGGTCTATTGTTTACAAAGTAGTTTCCAATCAAGAGGTACAGATAGGAACTCCACTTGATTATATGAGGAAACATCAAGAAGGAGCAGATATTAAAATACCGGCAAGAACTATTGTACCGGTAAGAGCGAGGGTTTTGCATTGGATTGATCCGGACACTGGAGAAGATGTGTTTGCAATGCATGCCCATCAAAAGGAGAGGACGGTCAAAATACCTCAACGTAAATTTTTACTCTTTCAAGATGAGGATAAAGTGAATATTTTAAAAATCTTTACCGAATATTTAGAAGGGATTACCAAATGAAATTAGAGTCTATCTGGAATAAAGTTAAAACCATTTTAGAAGAGGATACTATCTTAAAAACTTATATTAGAATTGTTTATTCGGGAACAAGGGATAATATCCCAACCAATAATTTCCCTTGCATTATTATCGAACCAACTAATGCACCAGAAGAACCGATAACCATTCCTCATAAAATGGAGATAAATTTTACTATAACTATATTTGGATATATTAAAATTTTTGATATGGATAAGCAGATAGTCGGGGATGCCACAAATAAAGGTATTCTTGACCTTAATTTTGATATTAAAAAAGCTCTCGGCGCTCATATTGATTTAGATGGGGAGTGTCTGCTTTTTGGCTTCCCGAATACCAGATTTGATTTTGACTCTTTTCCTTTCCGGGGTGTGGGTATTGATATGAAAATAACTTTAAGGCAGAACTTTGTAACCAGGGCTTAAAAGGTAGGTGATTATATGAAGTTAAAATTCAATCGAAATACCGAACTTTGGGTTGTAAATTATGGAGTATTCCAACCCAAAAAAGAAATTGAAGTTAGCGAAGAACTTGGAAAGATGATGTTGGGAACCGGTTATTTTGACGAGGTTAAAGAAAAAGAAATTAAAATTAAAAGAAAAAAATCTAAAAAGAAAGGAGATGATTAATTATGCCAATTGGAAATAAAGGATTTATTGGAGTTAAGAAAGAAGCGATTTGGGGAACTAGAGATGGAGTAGGTGCTAACGATTTTTATTTGCCATTTGCTAGTGAAACTCTTATCGCTAATATCGAAGAAATTTTATCTACAGCACAGAGGGGAGTACCTGACGAGCCAAAATCTTATCAAGGGGAAAGGGCTTTTGCTGGTGATGTCGTAATAGAAGTTCATCCTGCAAGTTTAGGGGCTATTCTAAGAAGTGCTTTTGGTGTGCCAGATACAGATCCTGCAGGAACAACTGAAACCGAATTGGAGAATTGTGATGAAGCCTGGGTTGGAGACGATTCAATAATATCTACCGTTGACACAACCGATAAGAAAAAAGGTGCTGCTGCAATTAAATTATTTGTACCTGCTGGGGTAGCAGCTGGTACGATTTTAGCCACTAAAGATTTTGATGAGGTAGACATGCATTTAGATACTCATATTAAATTTTGGATAAAATCAAGTATTGATATGGCTGAAGGCGTTTTAAAATTTGTTATCAGTGAAACAGCTGCTTGTGGTGGTGGAACACAGCAAGAGGTAACGATTACTGCTTTAAGCGCGGGAGTATATACAGAACTTACTTTGGCCCCGGCAGATATGACTGATTATAATGCAGTAATTAGTATAGGAATAAAATTGATGAGTGATCAAGCTGAATTTACTTTACAGGGCGATGATGTTAGAAGGGTAATAGTTGGAACTGCTGCTAATGCTATACAGCATATATTTATCCCCAGACTGGATGATTTTCATGTTGATTGCCCTCTCAATCCTTATACTTTAGAGGTTTATCGGGATCAAGGGGATTCCTTCCAGTTTTTAGGGGAAATAGTTAATACCCTGAAATTAGATTTTTCAACCACTGATAAAATCTTAAAAGCAACTTGCGGAATGATTGGTAAGAATTTGGGTGATACACCAAAGACTTCTGTAGCCCTTGAGACTACTAATCCATTTCTTTGGAATGATGCAGTAATATCAATAGGAGATTCACCGGTCGTCAATAACGATATATTGAGTTTTGGAATAGATTATAACAATGCCTGTAAAGCAAGATACACTTTAAATCATACTGTAATACCCAGAAGTATTATCAGAGACGGCTTTAGAACTACAATAGTTAATTTTGTAATTGATTTTATAGATAGAACTGAATATAACAAGTTTTTAGATGGGTCAGAACAGGCTTTCCAAGTGAAATTTGAAGGTGCGGTATGCGATGATCCAGTAAAATATACCCTGCAGATTGATATGCCTAAAGTCCAATATAAAGCTTTCCCAATTAATATTGGTGGATCGGGAAGATTGACCTGTGCAGTTAATGCTAAAGCTAATTATGATCCGACTGTTGGGGTTTTGTATGCAATTAAATCAAAGTTAATTAATTTACAGCAATCATACTAGGGGTAGGATGAACTTTCGCTGTGTAGGATATAAATTTTAGCAAAATCGGGTATTCTAGAAAGATTACCTATAAAGAAAGGAGGGATATTATGGCTAAAGTAAAAATTGGGAATAAGGAGTATGAGTTTGAATCTTTATCTACATTGGATTTAAAAAATTTAGACGAGGGAAGAGACAAGAATAAAGCGAAAAAAGAAGGGGAAGATAAGTTAACTGATTATGAATGGACTTTCTATATGATTCTATATGCAATCAAAAAATTCAATCTTGATATAAAAATGAGTTTAAATGAATTTATGGATTCATTTCCACTTATAGATATATGGATAAAGGTAGAAGAAATATTTGAAATAACGGGGTTAAATGAAAAAAATTTAACGAAGGGGATTGGCAAGAAATAGTAGATATCTTTGCCTTTGCTTACGGCTGGAATTATAAAGATATCTTGTCAATCCCACTTGTGGAAATAAATAAACTTATGCCTAAAGCAATAGAAAAATATAGGCACTTACTTATTTAGGAATAAAAGAATAGTTATTGCCAAGTAACATTAATTCTAAATCTTTTTATTCTTGAATCATTTTCAACCATAGCTTGGAATGTTGATTCTTGACCAGGAACTATTGTAAATGGGTCAGCATAAACGTTATTAAGAGAAATGAGTTTCTCATCTATATCATAAGCTGTAACTTTAACTTTTACAAAATCAGCAGTTTTGTTGCCTGTATTCTTTAGAATACCTTCAACATAATAATATAGAGGGGGATCGCTTAATCGGTTAGTCCAATCAACAATTTCTATATTGGCTTTTGTAGTTGATATTGGTAGATTTTGTTTATCGTATGTTTGAGAATTACAACCTAAAAATATAAAGATAAAACATATTAAGGAAATAATTAACAGAAAAGATTTTAAAATTTTCATAATAATATACCTCCCGTTTTTTGATTGTAATTATATCACAATAGAAAAAATAAATAAATATTGGAGGCGGAATAATTGGCTGAAGAATTGAAAATAAATATAATAGGCGATGCCTCAAAACTTAAAGGTGCTTTAGGTGAAGCTGGTAGTCAAGTAACTAAATTTGCCGAAAAAATCGGCAGCATTGGCAAAACCATGACCATTGTAGGTGGAGCGATTACTGCTGCATTTGGAGTAATAATTAAAAAGACTATGGATGCTGGCGACCAGTTTGATAAAATGTCTCTTAGAACTGGCGAAACAGTTGAAAACCTTTCTTCACTTGCCTACGCTTGTGATATAACTGGAACGAGTATTGAAGGATTAGAGACAGGGATAAAATTTCTTACTAAAGGTATGGATGATGCCCAAAAAGGTATGGGTGAAGCTAAAGACGCCTTTGAGGAATTAAAAATATCTATTGTTGATATAGAAGGTAATTTGAGACCTACCGTTGATGTCCTGAAAGAAGCAGCCACTAAAATAGCTGCTATAGAAAATCCAGCCAAACAAGCTGCTCTTGCTATGGAATTATTTGGAGCGAGGTCTGGAACTCAATTAATTCCATTGCTTAAAGAAGGTGGAGCAGGCATTGAAGAATTAATGAAAAAGGCTAAAGAATTGGGAATAACTATGTCTACCGAAGCAGCAAGTGCAGCAGCAGAATTTAAAGATAGATTAACCGATTTAAAAGGAAGTTTAGCGGGAGCAGGTAGAGATATAGCAATGATACTAATTCCACCCCTTACTAAATTAGCAGAAAAAGCTGTTGAGATTGTAAAGAGAATTAGGGAATGGACAGAAGCACATCCTGTATTAATAGAATGGATTGTCAAAATAGGAGCAACATTAGGGGCTTTAGCTGCGGTAGGCGGACCGATTCTAATAGCAGCCTCAGCTTTTCTGAAAATGCAAGGGGCAATTACCGCACTCGGAACTATTTCCGCTGGACCAATAGGAATATTTATTGTGGCTATAGCAGGAATTGTTTTAGGTGCAAATAAATTAACTGAACGTCTAAGAGAAACTGTGGGTGGATTACGTGAATTTCGAGAAGAAATTAATAAAATGTCTCTTCTTCAATTAGATATAGAAATACAGAATCTAACGGATACCATTGAACAATTACAAAAAAGATTTAGTGAGATACCTAAAGGAATTGGACAACAAGAGCTCCTTACAATAATGGATGAAATAAATAAACGATTAGAAATACTTTATGGAAAAAGAAAAGAACTTACTGAGATGGCTACAGGAGTTGATACTTTAACTGATTCAATGGGTGAGTTAGGCGAAGAAGCCAAAGATGCAATAGGAGAAATAGATAAGGCAATAAAAGAAATAAATGATAGATTGTATGAATTAACTCATACAGCTATAGAAAATGCTACCAAAAAACTTGAGGAGCAAAGACAAGCATATATTGATTTGGGTGTTGCTATTGGCATAGTTGATGAGTGGCACTCTGAGGAAATTAAAAAATTAAATGATGTAAGTGAAGCATACGATACTTTTCTTGATGCAATGAAAACCGTAGAAGATAGAATGTTTGAATTGACTCATACTCAAAGAGAAGTAGAGATTAAGCAGTTAGACGAAAAGAAAGCTAAATTAATCGAAGTAGCTAAACAAGCGGGATTGAGTGCAGATGAGGAAATAGCCAAAATTAAAGAAATTATGGCCTGGTATCAAAAAGAAATAGACCTTTTAAACAAAAAAGAAACAACATTAAGTAAAAGATATTATGACATATATAACAAAAAGGGTGAAAGAATCGGGGTAATGACATCTGCAGAACAAGCACAGGCATATATGAATCAGGGTTACAATGTTATGGAAAGTATTTATAACCCCGCAGAAGTAGTCCCGGGTCAAGTATTACCAAAATTACAAACAGGTACTTCTTTGGTCAAAAAAACGGGGTTAGCAATAATTGAAAAAGACGAAGCTGTATTGACACCAGAACAAAATAAAGCTTATCGAAGTGGTGGAAATCAATTTACTGTAAATATAAATAATCCTGTAGTTAGAAATAATGACGATATAGTTAAAATCAGACGTGAAATAGAAAAAGCTCTTAGTGTAGATATGCCGAGACAATATAAACGTAGTGGTTATGAATTAGCTTATTAGGAGGTAAATTATGGCAGAAGGCACAATTTTAATCGGTGATACTTCACTGGATACCCCATCGGGATATTCTCCTAAATTAGATTTTCTTAAAGTCTATGAACGTACACCTTACGGTATTTTGATTATTAATCGAAATGCCAATGCTGAAAATCAACCTATATCAATATATAAGTTTGAAATATCAGATGTGGTAAATAGCAAAATGGATGCCATAAAAGCAGAAGTAGCACGCATAGGTAATGTATATTATGTTGATTATTTACAGATAACTGAAAGACTTTCCGGAGATGGAACGATTAAGATTTTTTATACTCAAAGGCAATTATCAGGGGGTACTCCAATTGTTTATGTAGGTACTACTTTACAAACACTAAAAACACCACCTGATGTGGCGAATACATATACTTATACTGCGGATGTATCAGGCAGGGCAGAATTCACATTCTATAATGTTCCACTGGGTGTTGATAATATTATAATCCAATATATACCGAAGTTTATAGTTAATATCATAGATTATATCCATACTTATCGAATTATGGATATAGCTTACTATACCTTGATTTGTGAGGAAGTAAAACCATGATAACAGTTATTAATTGTTTTTTAGCGGTAAATGCACAGCCTGTTGATTTTCCTACCTATAAGGCAATAGATTGTGATTTACATGTGAATGAAAATGATGATAATTTTTTCGGTAAAATAATAGATTGTTCCCTTACAGTACAAAGGGTATTAGTGGGAGCTTGCCTGGCCACAGCACAGAGCATAAGGCTAAAAATTACCGTTGATGGTGAAGATGTATCTGCTGCTTTGGTGGGGCAAGTTATGATACAGCATAATGAGAATTTGATTAGTACTTTTTCTTTCGATTTAGGTGATTTTCAATATTCTCCATTATTAGTAGGTGATTATGAAGATAAAGAAGTAGTTATAACTGCTTATGTTAACGGGCAGGAAGTTAAACTATTTACTGGTTTGGTAGATAGTACGAGGTCTGATTATGATGGCGGTTATAGACTTACCATTTATGGATCAGATTACGGTAAGAAATTATTGAAACGAATGACTTTAATATCCGTTCAGGAAGCGGCTACCGCAAAAACCAGAGGAGCTATTATAAGATACCTGGCCAATCAGGCTGATATAACCAATATGGATGTACCGACTGGAAGTAAAACAGAAATTGACCATAGTTTTCAAGACCAATTTATCTGGGACATGATTCAAAAGGAAATGATGATTGAGGGTTGGGTAATAAGATTTGACGAAAATGGAAAAATGTTAGTTTATAAAAAAGTAATTAAGACTAACGAAACTTTATATCCTACTCCTGATTGGGAATATGGAGAGGATAAGTTTATATTGGTGGGATTAAATACCACGAGGGAAGGGATTATCAATCAAATCACTATATTAGGGGCAATATTTGAAGAAGAAACGATAACGGCAAATCCAGTTACTCCCGTAAAAGTTATACCAAATGAAAAAGTATATGAATATACAAATTATAGTTTTTCTCCATCGTTTACCGTAGGTGAAGTGATAACTGGTTGGAGTGAAGGTGATGCTGTTATTAAGGTTACTGCCTTTTATACAGGATATACAAAACCATTAGGATATCTTTTCCCTGTATCTCAGAATTATAAATTTAAAATTACTGGTTCTGATAGTGGGAAAATACAAGGTCTTTCATTTTCTGTTAGTGGTGGAGCTACAAAGGCA